CGCCGACTCCGAGATGATCATCATCCGGGCCGCCACGACGTTCTCCAGCCGCGCCTCGGTCCTGCGTATCTACCGCCTGGCGTGCAGCCAGTCGGGCACCTCCACGTCGCAGCAACTGGCCGTCCGCTGGGGTCTCAAGGCATCGGCCTTCGGGACGTACACCGCTGCGACCCCAAGCCCGCTCGCGCTCGGCGTCGTCGCCTCGGCGATCACTGGTAGCACCACCAACGCCGCGTCGTCATGCGGGGTGGACGCCAGCGCAAACGGCGCGGGCACCCTGACCGTGCTCGACCAGCAGGGCTTCAACAACCTCAACGGGTTCCTTTGGATACCGGTCCCCGAGGAGCGGCCCATCGTCGGGCCTGACCTCTCGTTCTGCTTCCAGTTGCAGGGCACGCCGACGACGCTGACCGGCTGGCACGCCACCCTCACCTTCGAGGAGGTCTCCTGATGGCGCGCGGCATCTTCCGCCAGCCGCCCCAGCCGCAGCAGCCGCGCTACACCGTCCTGCCGCTCGCCGTCGCCCAGGAGACGACCGGATCCGGCGCCGGATCGCAGGCGCCCGGCACGGCGACCGGAACGGCTCTCCTGACCATCGCCGCGACCGGCGCCGGGATCCTCATCGCTCCGAGTGGCGCCGGTATCGGTGCGGAGACGATGACCGGATCCGGCGCCGGATCGCAGGCCGTCGGAGGGGCGACAGGGTCGGGCTCCTCGCTCACGGGGATCACAGGGTCGGGCGCGGGCAGCGGCACCGCGGCGGGCGCCTCGGGCAGCGGCGATGTCGCCGCCCTGGGCGAGGTCACGGGTACGGGCGCAGGCGAGCAGGTGGCGCAGTCCGGGTCGGGCGCGGGCATCGGCGGCGAGGTGACCGAGGTGATCAGCGAGGGCAGCACGATCTTCCATCCGCGCCCTCGGCTCATCAGTGGTGGTGGGGCGGGTATCCAGGCACGGCAGAGCGCACGAGGCAAGGGCAAGGTCAACGACGACGACCTCGTCGTTATGGCCGCGTAGGAGGTCGATATGGCGAAGGACAAGAGCGAGACGAAGGACGAGCCGAAGGCCGAGCCGCGTGACAAAGCCCGCGACGAGGAGCTGGCGGCGCAGCTCGCGGTCATCGAGGCCGTGTTCGCGGTGAGCCACGGCAAGGACGGCGAGCCCATCCCGATCGTGCCACCGGAGCCGGAGGCAGAGGCATGAAGGTCACCACCACCGCCGTCTCGGGACTCAGGCTCGCCGAGGACGACCCCCGGTCGGTCGTGGGGCTGGCGGTCCCGTACGACACCGTCACCGCCAAGACCGCGATGGGCCGGATGGCGTTCAGCGCGGGCGCGTTCGCCAAGAGCGTCGGCGCCTGGACGAGCCGCGCCGACGGCGCCCGGATGCCGTTCCGGGCGCAGCATGGGACACGCGCCGCAGGCGTCGTGACCGACCTCTCTGACGGCCCGCACGGCGTCGAGTTCCGGGCGCAGATCTTCGAGGGCCCCGACGGCGACGCCTACCTGCGCGACGTGGCGGCGGGCTTGAACGGCGTCTCGATCGAGGCCGACCTGCCCGACCGGGTCCGCAAGGGCAAGGACGGGACGATCGTCTGGAACCAAGCCGAATTGACGGGGATCGCGGGCGCGGATACGCCCGCGTTCGATGGCGCCCGGGTCATCCGCGCAGAGGGAGAGGACATGAACGAGACGAACCCGGAGCCGGCCCCTGAGCCGACCCCTGAGCCGGAGCCGACGCCGCCGCCGACGCCGCCCCGCCTGAGCCGTCAGCCGGCGATGATCACGACGCAGCCCTCGGTCTACGGCCGAGCCAGCGGCAACAGCTTCCTGGCCGATCTCATGCACGCCCGCGAGGGCGACATGGAGGCCGCCGACCGGCAGGCCCGTCACGGCCTCATGCTCGATGACCTGTCACGCACCATCGAGCGGATGGGCCCGGCCGCGTTCGCGGGCGACGTCGTCACGACCGAGATCCCGGGTGCCTATCCGAACGACTACATCCCCGGGTTATTGACTGGGCGGATCCTAAAAGGCCGGCCGATGGGCGGCTTCTTCAACCGGCTCGCCATCAGCGACGCGACGCCCAAGATCTTCGCCAAGGTGACGACCTCGACCACGGTCGCGGTCCAGTCGGCCGAACTGACGAACCCCGCGGCGTCCGACCTCGCGACGACCGCGGTCACGGCCACCCCGCTGCTCTACGGCGCCGAGACCGTGGTCAGCCGCCAGGTCCTCGACGGTGGCGACCCGTCGGCCGCGAACATGATCCTCGCCGACATGATCGAGGCGTACGCGCAGGCGTCCGAGACGGTCATCAAGACCGCGGTGGAAGCGGGCGCCTCGGCGTCGGGCACGGCCATCACCGCTGCGACCCCGTGGGCGGGCACCCTCGGCAACGTCATCGCCTACTACGCCACCCGGTTCGCGCCGGCGACCGGCGTGTTCATCCCGTCGGCTCTCTTCAGCGTCCTGCTCGCGCAGGGCGACACGACCGGGCGGCCGTTCATGCCGCTGCTGAACCCGACGAACAGCGACGGCACGGTCGCCTCGGGCGCCGTGTCGGGCAGCATCCTCGGCGCGACGGCATACCTGTCGTACGCCTCCACCACGAACGTCGTGGTCACGGCGCGACCCGAGGACTACGTCATCTACGAGTCGAGCATCGCCCGGTTCAGCTATGACGCGGTCACCGGACCGTCGGGCGTGCGCCTGGGCATCTGGGCCTATCTCGTCGTCGGCACCCGCCTGGGCGGGCTGAAGGTGACGGCCGCGTAGTCACCGGGCGGGGGCCGGTCCCTCCCGGACACCGGTCCCCGCCGCCTCGGAGGGCTTGGACATGATCTTCTGCGGATGTCCGCCGCCTCGGCGGCGAACCACGCCGCCGTGACCTGGGCACCGCCGTATGCGAACGCGGCGGCGTTGCGCTCGTTCATGCGCGTCGCGGCGGTCACCGCCGACCCCGACGACGTGGCCGAGGACACGACGGTCTACGGGCCCGCCATCGAGGCCGCGTCGCGCGTCATCGACACCTCGGCCGGCCGCCAGTTCGGCGTCGTACCCCTGGCCGAGGCGCGCGACTACGTGCCCTGGTACTCGGCGGCCGGGTCGGCCTGGTTCGCCGACATCGACGACCTCATGGATGACACCGGGCTCGTGGTGACGGTGGACGGCGTCGATGTCACCGCCGACGTGACGCTCTATCCGCGCAACGCACCCGCCAAGGGCCGGCCGTGGACCGTCATCGGCGTGGCCGGCTCCAGCGTCGTCACGGTCGAGGCCGTGTGGGGCTGGACGGCCGTGCCGCCGACCATCGTCGACGCGGCGCTCCTCCAGGCGTCGCGCATCGTCAAGCGGCGCGATGCCCCATTCGGCGTGGCGGGCTCGCCCGAGATGGGCAACGAGATCCGCCTGCTGGCGCGCCTTGACCCCGACGTGGACGTCCTGATCCGCGCCTACCGGCGGTACTGGTAGTGGACATGGCAGCGATCATGGACGCGCTCGCGGGGGCCGTGCCGACGGGCATCGTGACCCGCGCCTACGGCCATCCCGTGGGCTCGGTCGTCCCGCCCGCGGCGGTCGTCGGCTACCCGACCGAATTCGAGTACGACTCGGTCTTCCTGCGCGGCTCCGACCGCCTGGTCATCCCGGTCTGGTACGTGTGCGGGAGCGCCGACGACGCGAGCGCCCGGGACACGATCTCGGCGGTCGTGGGCGGGACGGGTGAGATCAAGGCGGCGCTGGAGACGGCCCCGGCCCTGCTCGCCGAGATCCAGACGGCCCGGGTGACCGACGCGACCTTCGAGACGGTCAGCATCGGGGCCGTGCCGATGATCGCCGTCCGCTTCGACGTGGAGGTCTATACCTGATGCCATTCGTCCACGGCAAGGGCACGTCGGTCTATCTGGGGGCCATCGACCTGTCGCGCTACCTCACCGATATGAGCCTTCAGGCGGATGCCGACTTCGCCGACACGACCACGTTCAAGGCGACCTGGAAGGCGGGCCTCACAGGCACCATCGGGGCGAAGGTCGATTACTCGGGTTACTACGATCCGCTCGAGCTGCAGCTCGGGCAGACGATCACGAGCGAGACGCCCAACGTCCTGACGTACTGCCCTGCCGGCGATGCCGCCATCGGCGACCGGGCTCGGCTCGCCTACGCCTTCGAGACGCAGTACGTGAACACCTCGCCGGTCGGTGGCATCGTCGCCATCAAGGGCAGCTTCACGGCCGATGGCGTCGTCGGCATCGGCGACGTCCTGCACCCTGTCGGCGAGGACACGAACTCGACCACGGGCGCGGAGAAGGACGATGCGGCGGCGTCATCGACGGGCTGGACGGCGCATCTCCACGTCATCGCGGTCGATGCCGGCTCGTGGGTGATCAAGCTCCAGGATGCGGCATCGTCCGGTAGCTATACCGACCTCTCCGGGGGTGCGTTCACGGCGGCGACTGCAGCCACCTCCCAGAGGCTGCGGGGCGCATCAGGAGCGACCCTCCGACGATATGTGCGCTATGTCGCGACTCGGACCGGCGGGGCCGGTGGAGACGGCATCACGTTCGCCCTGGCCTACGCACGCAATTAGGAGAGGGATATGGCTTTCAAGCATGGCAAGAGCGCGGCACTGTCGCTGAACAGCGTCGATCTCTCGACGTTCATCCACGAGATGGAGACGAGCTTCGACACCGACCTCGCCGACACGACGACCTTCGGGGCGACGTGGAAGGCGGGCCTCACCGGGATCTCCGGCGGCAAGCTCGACATCTCCGGGTATTACGATCCGACCGCGACGACCGGCCCCGGTGCGGTCCTCTTCCCGCTCCTGACGGCAGGGACCGCCGTCACGGGCCTGATCCGCCCAGGCGGCACGGGGTCGGGCCAGAGTCTCTACACCGTCACGGCGTCGGGCACGAACGGCTGCATCGTGCTGTCCTATTCCGAGACGTCCCCGGTCTCGGGCATCGTCGCCTTCCAGGCATCCATCGCCATCACGGTCCTGCCGGTCCGCTCGGTCATCTAGTGTCCCTGCCGATCATCCCGCTCCCGGCCTCGGTCGTGGACGTGAACGGCACGCCGGTCGCGTTCCGTTCGCTCTCACGCTCGGAGGCACTCGCGCTCCAGGACTTTCGGGGACGCGAGGGCGAGGCCGAGGTCTACATCCTCGTGAAGGCGACCGGCTGCACCGAAGAAGAGGCGCAGGCGTGGCGCGAGTCGACCCTCACGATGGAGGCGGGCA